TTCAATCTTCAACGAAATCTGCCGCCCACGCGCCCGTGTGTCCACCTTTTGGGTGGTCGGCGTGATGACATACGGATCCAAAGAACTTGGGCTCGCGCTCGCCTGGGGATACGGACGGAGCAATAATCTCACGGTGAGATTTCCGAGCTGATTCTTGAAGTCGGGGATAAACCGCTTCATGTACAGCATGTTATCGCCCTCTGAGATGTCAAAGTAACCCGACTGGATAAAGGCGTTGATCGGTTGGCCGTCGCCGTTCACGCCATCTTCTTGGCTGTAAATCAAGGTACGACCGGGGGTCAAACCATAGATCGTTTTTAGCGTAGAAGCATCACTTGTGGGCATGTAAAGAGAAGCAGAAGGCTTTGGATAAGTCCCCACATCTTCCCAAGAAGTGCGCGCCATGGTCCCAACGTGCCACGTGTTTTCAAGATAATTAAAGCTAACAAAGCGGTCGATAAAGTCGCTTGTGAACGAGCAATACCACCATGTCACCTCATTAAACTGCGAATTCACGCCCACATGAACCTTCTGGGCCTGGACAAGGTTAATGTCTTTAAACACGTAATCCTGCACCGTACAGGCAAGTTTTTTGACCGAACCATCAAACATGTAAAACGCCTCAGGGCCCATCCAAAAGGCCAAGCCGTTAACGTCTGCTGCCGCATGAGGACCTAAACAGCCGCAGTTCGCACCAAGCTGCTGAAAGCCAAAGGTGTACGGTGGGCCGATGTACTGCATGCCATGCAAAGACGTGTCGGTGAAGATCAAAATCTGACCACGGGATCGAACTGCCGAAACAATCCGACTTCCATCCGTGAGCCGTTGTCCACCGGCCGTGTTCGTTGCACTCTCAACAAAGGTGTTGAGGTCTTCCTGATTGGAAAACCGAACAAACATCGGATCCTGGGTGCTTGGCGTTCCAATCGTTGATTCCGTGCCAAAACAGACAAGGTGACGATCCGGTGTTGAAACCAATGCGTATTGGCTTCTCGTTGGCGCACCGGAGATGGCTGTCGCACGATTTCCTGTTAATCCGGCACTGGTGTCCCAGCGGTAAATACCAGCACCCACAACCTGGCAAATAAGATCTTCCCCGAAATTATCCAACTGCCAAACACGTGAGGCCAGATAAACACCAACGCCGCTTGTCCGTGGTTCGTTCCACGTGGATTCCCCCCAACTGCCCACGCCCCAGCCATAGTCAAAATAGCTTACATCAGTACCAACGTTAATCTGATAAGTGCCTACAACAGATGCTCCGCCATCACCGGAATCTGAGGCGTTTGCAGCTACGGGGGCGGTAATTCGATAGGTGTCAACATCCACCCACTCTGTCACTTCAAACTCAGACTGCAAGATGGCCTGTGTAATGTTGCCGCCCACCCCTAAGCCGTCTGCATCGACGCCGCTGTAAGTAACAAAGTCTCCCTGAATCGCACCGTGGCCCGAGTCGGTTACGGTGATAATGTTTGAACCCGAGCTTGCAGCAAAGGTGACATCACCGGCGTCAGACGTTCTTCGTATAGGGGTAATGTCGGCCCACGTGCCGCCGAAGAAAACATAAAGTTTGCGTGAAGTGGCAACTGCCATGTAAGGCGAGCCATCAAGCGCGTTCCAGGTAAAAACTTCGCTGGCTAAACCAACAAGGTAAGTTGTTGTGCCGTTAAACTTCGTCCAGCCGCCCAGCTTTTCAGGCAGGCCATAACGGAAGCGAATGTAATCGCCATCAATCCAGCCGCCTTCTGCGCCGTATTCGGTGTTCTGCTTATCAATTCCCGGCTTAAGGGCGAGTCTGGCAAGAGGCATTTAGGCCACCAATCCTGGCAAATAAACTGTTTTACCGTTTTGTTTCGTGGCGGTCAAGACCTGCTTGCGGAGGTCCTCTGGCACATAGCTCACGTGCACCCAGCCCGAATCCGGGACTCCTACTGTATAAAATTCCAGTATTACCTGAGTGAAGTCCAAATTATCCACGATCCACTGGGCCAACTCTGCATTAGCCACTCCAGGGATTTCGATGTCTGCTGCCATGCCACGAACATGGTGCGAGTTGTCGCTGGAACCTATCGCCCGGTTCACAGGTAATGTCCTTAGTGCGGAATTCACCTTAACGCCACGTGCAAAGTGGTCACGCACTGGTTGAAGAACCTTCTCAGCAAGAACCTTTAATGCAGCAAGCTGCTGTTCATTGGGTTCGTTCTCCAGTCCAAGACGTAAGGCCGTGTCGGATTTGGTCATCTCGGAAAGGGTGAAGTTCTTGGTCAAGTTCATTTCTTTTCCTTCATGTTCATAATCTTCTCAAGGGTTCTGCCGCCAAAATAAAACGACATAATTAACATGCCCCACTGCCCCAACAATTCAACGTAAGGGCCGTTCACTTCCAAGTCCCATGCGCTCATAAAGCCGAACACGGTGTAGATCAGCAGAATAAATATAAGGGTCATGGGCCTGATGTTCTTGGATAACCATGAGTCCGACTTCATGTCAGCCTCGGCCCGTTTGGTCAGTTCTTGGGCTTCAATGTTATCCGCCTGAAGTTCAGCCAACCGGCCTTCCGCTTGAATTTTGGCAAGTTCTGCCATAGCCTTGTTTTTGGCTTCAGGGTCCGGCAATACCTTATCGAGAACCTTTTCTCCAATGCTCATAATGGCGGCTAAAGGAATCATTGCTCTTTCTCCTTCATTGCGTTAATGGCTGAGTAGGCGCCTTTACGACCAACGATCCCGCCGATGGCGCCAATACACAGCAACATAATGTCTTTCATGATGCCAAGAAAGGCTTCGTCAACTGGGGCGATGCGCTCCATGTCTTGTTCTACAAACATCACGGCGATCAGGATACAAACAACCGAGATCAACAGAATCCCAGCCAGCACCATCACGATTAACGCCCAGACACGAACCTCAATTTCTTCAGTGGTAAGTTCTTTAAACATGCTATTTTGAATACCTGAAAATAAAGTCAATCGCCACATACATCAGCAAGAGGCCAACCACAATGATCGCGCTGCCGCCACCAAAGAGCTGGACCTTGGCCCAAAACTCGGCCTGCATGTTCTCCTGGTCCTGCTTCATCTTAATGCGGTCAGCACGAATCTTCCTCCGCATTTCGCAAAACTTGCGGTAACCATCCATGCCACCGTAATGCGCCGGAGTTAGGTCGGACAGCTCACCATAGAGGAACATATGCTTTATATCCGCCTCCATCTGAGCTAATTTTTGCTCTGCCTCAAACACGTCAAAGGCTTCTTGCGTGTCGCTTCCAAACTCCAACTTGCCAAACAATGTCGGCTTTTTCGGCTTGTTCTTCGCCGTGGTGATGTGTTGCTCAAGCTGGTCAGCAAGACCAGCGTACTTACTTAATTGTGACCAAACACCTTCAGCCTCCTGAGCAAACTCGGAGGCTTTCTTGATCCCGCTCCAAACTGCGGAGCAGGCTGCGAGGATGGTTATTGGATCCAATGTTCACCTTAGTCCGCGTTGCCAGAAATGATTACAGTATCAGGGGATTGTGGCAAGTCAACGTTAGGAAACCCCATCGCATTAGGCAAGTCACGCAACGCCTGTCGATAAGTTGCCCATGCTGCTTTGTCTACAGGGGCATCTGCTACTTGCGTCCAGTCACTAGCAGACAGCGCACGATCACGAGCCGCACGAACCTGTGCAGCCTTGCTTGCAACATCAGCGGCAATCTCTTCTTCTGTCTTGTCCACCACCTCGACTACATAAGCAAACCCGTTCTCGACTACAGGATCACAAGGAACGAGCTTCTGCGTGGCTCTGTCGTGAGGTCTGAACATGGACACCTTTACCGCACCTTGCTCGGCTAGGAAGGCATCACTAGGCCCACCAGCAGGGAAGCTAGTATTAGGAAACATTGTCTTGTAGTGGGCGACTTGCCCGTCTTTGAATACTTGCATGATTACTCCTTAATTAAAGATCAGGATAAGCCTTAGTGGGCGGTGTAAAGTTCGCTGTGTAACGGGCCACGCCCTTAGTGATGCGGAGGTCGT